AAGGCTTGGCAACTGCTGGTTCACAAGCAAGCCTGTCGGATTTGTCTGTGCCTACGGCGGCATTTAGCTTCAACAGCCAAAACCTGACCAACCTTGCTAACCCGGTAAACGCACAGGACGCTGCAACCAAGTCGTATGTGGACAGCACAGCTCAAGGCTTGGACACCAAGGCATCTTGCGTTGTTGCGTCTACAGCCAACATTGCGACATTGAGTGGCTTGTTGACCGTGGATGGCATTACTGTTGCTGCTGGTGATCGCGTTCTGGTTAAGAACCAAACCGCACAAGCCGACAACGGTATTTATGTCGCAAGCGCATCGGCATGGGCACGTTCTTCTGACATGGATGTGTATTCGGAGTTCCCGGCTGCTTACACTTTTATTGAGCAAGGAACAACGCAAGCCGACACAGGATGGGTCTGTACTGTCAACCAAGGCGGCACGTTGGGCACAACCCCAATTACTTGGGCGCAGTTTAGCGGCGCTGGCAGCTATACCGCTGGCACTGGCCTTACCCTTACCGGGACCACGTTCGCCCTTGCTACACCCGTTGCCGTGGCAAACGGCGGTACAGGCGTGACAACTAGCACTGGTTCTGGCGCAAACGTGTTGGCTACAAGCCCAACACTGGTCACTCCTTTGCTTGGTACACCAACATCTGGCACTTTGACCAACTGCACGGGCTTGCCAGTGGCTTCTGGCATCAGTGGTTTGGGAACTGGCGTTGCTACTTTCCTTGCAACACCTTCCAGCGCAAACTTGGCTGCGGCAGTAACTGGTGAAACAGGCAGCGGCGCACTGGTGTTTGCAACCAGCCCTGCTTTGGTTACTCCAGCTCTTGGCACACCATCCAGCGGCACTTTGACAAGCTGCACAGGCTTGCCATTGACCACAGGCGTTACTGGCACTCTGGCCGTGTCCAACGGTGGTACAGGCGCTACAACGCTGACTGGCTACGTCAAAGGCACTGGCACAACCGCCATGACCGCTTCTGCAACAATCCCCAACACAGACATCACGGGATTGGGCACAATGTCAACCCAAAGCGCGGCAAGCGTTGCAATCACTGGTGGTAGCATTATTAACCTGACCACCTTTGACGGCATCACGATTGACGGCGGCACGTTTTAATTTTTCATCAACCCTGCCTATATAGGCGCAACAAGGGAGCCATATGGCGAACATCATCAAACCAAAGCGGTCCAACACAGCCGCAAAAGTCCCAACCACCACTGAACTCATAAGTGGTGAATTGGGGGTCAACATGGCTGACCGCAAGGTTTACATCAACAACGGCACGGCTGTTGTTCAGGTGGGCGCGGGAAACCTGGGCGGCCTTGGTGATGTTGCCATTGCAACCCCGACCAACGGTCAAGCGTTGACCTACAACACAACCACCAGCAAATGGGTAAACTCAGCCGCTGGAACAGGTACAGTCACAAGCGTTGCAACAGGTAGCGGCTTGACGGGTGGGCCAATTACGACAAGCGGCACGGTAAGTTTGGCAACAGCATATGGCGATACGGTCAACCCCTATGCCAGCAAGACCGCCAATAACTTTCTTGCTGCCCCTAACGGTTCTGCTGGTGTTCCTACGTTTCGCGCAATTGTTGCTGCTGACATTCCGACCCTGAATCAAAACACTACCGGAAATGCAGCAACGGCAACTTCAAGCCCTTTGCTTTCTGCGCTCGGAAGCTACGTTTGGTCTCAAAGCACACTTCCTACAAGTTACTCAGCAGGCATTCAATCTGCATTTGTTGGCCCCGCAGTGGGTGAGGGGTCTTGGCAGAATTACGGCTCTGTAATGACCATGCGAACTTACCCCGGCGGGGGTGGTTCGCTGCAACTGTACGTCCCTTACGGGCCGAGTAATGGAGGCACAGGTCTTCAGGTTCGTTTTGGCGATTACAACGTATCCAGCGGCAACGCTTGGACTGCGTGGAAAACACTTCTGGCGAGCGACAACTACAACAGTTACGCCCCTACCCTGACAGGTACGGGGGCAAGTGGTTCTTGGGGTATTAGCGTCACTGGCACATCCGCAAACGTCACCGGGACAGTGGCTGTCGCCAACGGCGGCACGGGCGCGACAACAGCGGGCTCAGCAAGAACCAGCCTTGGAGCCACAACCCTTGGCGCAAACGTGTTTACGGTTCCAAACGTAACCGCAATTGCGTTTCCAAGATTTAACGCTGACAACACCGTTTCAACATTAGACGCTGCATCATTTCGCACCGCTATTGGAGCAGGCACTGGAAACGGAAACGGAACTGTCACATCAGTTGCAACATCGGGCACTGTCAGCGGATTGACGCTCACTGGCGGCACGATCACCACAACGGGCACAATTACTTTGGGCGGTACGCTTGCGGTAACGCCTTCCAACTTTGCAAGTCAAACAGCCAACACAGTTCTTGCTGCACCAAATGCTGCGGCTGGTGTTCCCACATTTAGGTTGTTGGTTGCATCTGACATTCCAACCCTGAACCAGAACACGACTGGTAGCGCGGCGACACTTACGACAGGCCGCACTATTGCTATGACCGGGGATGTGGCATACACAAGCAGCAGTTTTAACGGAAGCGCAAACGTCACAGGAACGGCAACCCTTGCAAACAGCGGCGTGACGGCTGGCAGCTACACCTACACAAGCATTACGGTTGATGCCAAAGGGCGAGTGACCTCAGCCTCATCGGGTTCAACGCCAAGTGCATTTCCAGCAGGCACTGCAATGTTGTTTGTGCAAACCGCTGCTCCAACTGGATGGACCAAATCAACAACACATAACAATAAAGCGTTAAGAGTTGTTTCTGGTACAGCAACTTCAGGCGGATCTGTTGCTTTTACAACAGCATTTGCTTCTCAAGGTGTTTCAGGATCAATAGCAAACGCTACAGCAGGAGGCTCGGTCAGCATATCAGGTGGATCTGTATCGGCCACAACACTGTCTACGTCAGAAATACCTGCCCATAGTCACGGAGCTTCAGCAGGAGACACTACTAATTTTGATTCAGGATCTTTCTTTGCAGGCATGTCTTCGTCAAACAGAACTAATAACACTAATAATGCAGGGGGTGGTGGTTCCCATACTCACGGATTTACCGCACCATCTGGATCATTTACAGGAACAGCACACAATCATACATTTACAGGAACTGCAATAAATTTAGCAGTATCTTATGTTGATGTAATTATTGCAACGAAAGATTAAAATGAAAATAGAGCCAAAAACAAACTGTCCGCTTAATGCGTTTAGTCCATGTCGTCAACTTGACTGTGCATGGTTTATGAAAGTGCGTGGCACTAACCCCAATACTGGGGAAGAACTCGATGATTATGGCTGCTCAATGGCTTGGCTACCTGTGTTGATGATTGAAAATAGTCAACAACAAAGACAGACAGGTGCAGCCGTTGAGTCTTTTAGAAATGAGATGGTAAGAGCAAACGAAAAAAGCCAACAAGTTTTATTGGCAACAGCTTCGATTAACCCAATTATGTTGATGAGTAAATAATGAAACTTTCAATTATTCCTTCTGATGGTGCTGTTGTAAAAGATGGCATTGGTTACGCTAACCTTTCTTGGCTTGGCACTCCAGACAATGTTCATGCGTTGCAGTGGCTTGATTCGAGTGGGTGGATTGAGCCTATTGCAACGGATATTAACGAAGTAATTTATGCTTTACCGCAATGGGCAAACAACGCGCTTGATGCTTGGACTGTTGCCAATACTCCGCAACCAATTGAACCACCAACAGTCGCGCAAAATAAGTTAACAGCTAGTAAAAAATTGTATCAAACGGATTGGACAACAATTCCTGATGTTTTAGATCCAACAAAAAGTAATCCGTATTTAACAAATTCAGACGAATTTGTTGCGTATCGAAATCAAATTAGGAATGTTGCAATCAACCCTGTTTCAGGCGAAATTGATTGGCCGACTAAACCAACAGCAATTTGGTCAAGTTGACGTAAAAACATTACTGCGAAACCAAAAGGACCACGATTTCAGTGAATGTTGGTAGGCAGTGCAATTGGTAAAATTTATTTGCAGGAAACGGTATGACGAGCATCAACGAAACAGAAGCACGGCTAAATTCACATGAGGCTGTGTGCGCTTTGCGCTATGAACAAATTAACGCACGACTCAAGAGGATTGAGAACATCATGCTGAAGACTGCTGGCGTGATGATTTTAGGTATGGGTGGCACAATTTTTTCTGCTGTGTGGATTCTAAAATGAAAGATTGGGCCGTTAGCTTTATTGCTGCGACCCTACTTTGTGGGCTGGTAGTTTGGTGCGCCAAAGTGTTTATTGAGGTGTTGTATGTTGGCTGAACTTGCTGCTGCTAATGCGGCCTTTGCAGTAATAAAAGGCGCTTTAGCCAACGGCAAGGAGCTGTCTGCGCTTGGCTCGCGGGTGTTCGACTACTTCGACAACAAGGCGATCATCCAAGAAAGAGCCACCAAAAAGGGCGGCGGCTCCGACATGGAAGAATTCATGGCGCTTGAGCAACTGAACGCGCAAGAAGTGGAGCTGCGTGAACGGATGGTCTACGAAGGCAGACCCGGCATGTGGGAGGATTGGCAGAAGTTCCAAGCCGCTGCTGCCCGTAGGCGCAGGGAAGCCAAGGAAGAAGCCGCCAGAGAAGCAAAGAGGCGGCAGCGGCAGCTTGAAGACATGGTTGAGTACATAGCCATCGGATTGGGAGTAATCGTCCTTGCTGGCCTTCTGGTAGGCGGCATTGTTCTTTACATGAAGCACTTGAGATGAGCGAAAAGCCTGAGTCCATCATTGACAAAGTGCTGTCCTATGTAGACAGCCCGTTCAAACTGTTTGCCATCCTTGTGATGGGCGTGGTGGCCTTTGCCGGGTACTTCCTTTGGCAGAACCAGACCTTCATGTTTGACGCTTACAAAGAGTCCAAGAAGCTGCCAGAGATCAACGCTGCAAGGGCCGATGATGCCAGTTCCATGCTGCTCAAAAAGACGGGCGCAACCGTGGTGGCGGTGTTCAAGGTCAACCCGTTGTTTAACAGCCGGGTGCTGTACAAAGCCTACACCAAGGACGGGCGCGACAAGACGATTGAAGACATTGATGTGGGGCTGTTCAGTCAGAACTCTGCCAACAACGCCGATGTGGTCAAGCTGATGACCAATGAGATTCCCTGCGGCGACTACCGCTATGCTCAGTCTGAGGTGGGCTTGTGGTACTTGGAAAAGGGCGTGACGTTTACCTGCCGGGTCAGCGTACCACCTGACAGCCACCGCTTTGTAGGACAGGTCACGGTCGGGTGGGCAGAGCCACCGCAAGACATTCAACAAGTAAAATTCATGCTGGAGATCGCCAGCGCAATGCTAACCAAAAGGGGTAATTGATATGGATTGGCTTAAACAAATCGCACCGACTATTGCTACTGCAATGGGTGGCCCACTAGCGGGTATGGCTGTGTCGGCCATCTCCAAAGCCATTGGGGTTGACCCTGACAAGGTGGGAGACATGATCTCCAACAACAAGCTGTCAGCCGAGCAGATCGCACAAGTCAAGATTGCCGAAATTGAACTTCAAAAGCAAGCGCAAGAACTTGGCCTTAACTTTGAAAAGCTAGAGGTGGAAGACCGCAAGTCAGCACGGGAGATGCAAGCCACCACCAGAAGCATGATGCCGCCCATCCTTGCTGGCGCTGTGACTATAGGCTTTTTTGGCATTATGGTAATGATGTTCTTTAACCAGATCGACAGCAGCAACCCTGCAATCTTGATGATGCTTGGCAGCTTGGGTACTGCGTGGACGGGCATCATTGCCTACTATTTTGGATCGTCTGCTGGTTCACAAGCCAAGACCGATTTGCTTTCTAAATCTGGAGCATCTAAGTGATTACTGCTGAACAACTTAAAGAATTGCACATTGATGACGATTGGCTAGAGCCTTTAAATCAGGCTATGCAACGCTATGAAATCAACACGCCATTGCGTATAGCTGCTTTCATTGGTCAATGCGCTCACGAATCAGGCAACTTTAAGACCCTGCAAGAAAACTTGAATTACTCAGCGGAAGCCCTGTGCCGGGTCTGGCCTAGCCGATTCCCTAATCTTGAGGCAGCACAACCGTATCACCGCAATCCCGACAAGATCGCAAACAAGGTATACGGTGGTCGTATGGGGAATGGAACCGAAGAAACTGAGGAAGGCAGTCTGTATAAAGGCCGTGGCTTGATCCAGTTGACCGGGAAGGACAACTACACTTTGTGTGGTGATGCCTTGCAAGAGGATTTCATTCATTCGCCTGACCTTTTGTTGTCACCAAAATACGCAGCACTAAGCGCGGCATGGTTTTGGAATAAGCGTGGCCTAAACAAAGAGGCCGATGCAAAAGATTATGTCGCCATGACTAAGAAGATCAATGGCGGCACAATCGGCTTAGAGGATCGACTCAAGCACATCAATCATGTGCTGGAAGTCTTATCTTGATATTCCAACTCAAGCAATAACTCTAAGTAGTGAATGGCTTTGCGTATGTCAGCAGCGCCGCCTTTGGTTTTGTACCTAGTGACATATTTCACCACGTTCCCGGCACAAAACCCTAAATTGTTTGCATGGATGTAGACAATTGGCTGGATGCCTTTGTCTTTGTAGTGATTACCCGACTCTTGTTTATCAAGGGCAGACACATGAACAGTTGCTGGTGTACTAATACGCATACCGCAATGCCCAAGATTTACACAATGAGTTGGATTTGTACAAGTATTGCAAAGCATCACGACTCCTTTATAAAAACGCCATTCGGCAACAAAGTACCCTTGCGATGTTTAATTTGGCTGTAAGCAACTTCCATGCAATTTACAAGGTCAATGTTTTGTAAAGCGCAATAGTTAACAAGGCAAACAAGTACATCCCCTACGCCATCAATAATTCCTTCACGGTCTTTTTTAATGGTGGCATCAGCTAATTCGCCAAGTTCAGACATGGCTTTAAGAAGCTGCGTATCAGGAGTTGAATTTGGAATAATTTTCCTTGCTTCAGCCCATTGAATAATTTGCATTTCTACTTGTGCGTAGCTCATACTGTCCACTCTCTTTCATTACGACCACTGTTTGATTTAACTGTTTTGCCTGTTAAGAACACCATGTTCATAACTTTCATTTCGTTCATGCGCCTAGCAACTTGATTTCCATCAAGGCCAGTTAACCCTGCAATGCCATCTTTTCCAAGTGGCCCATGTTCTTTTAAGCAGTTGCAAATCACATTCCAATGTTTAGATGCCGACTCTACGATTGAGTCTGCTGCTTCAAACGATTCAACAGGATCAGTCGCCCGAACACGGGGAAACTTGATGTCAAAAAACTCTTTGAACTTGTTTGCGTATTCCATGTCTTGTCCTAAGTTATAAAGGTTAGCAACATTATTAAATGACAATAACATTGCTAACTTAATTAAGGTGGGGTACTCGCTGCACTGGTGTCTCTTTGTTGTCTTTGGCACGTTTCCAAATAACCAGCATCCGCTTTTCCCCGTTAATCAAAAGCAATTTGTCGTGCAATTGCTGCCGTAGCAACAAGTGGTACAAGTCACAGTGCGACCGTTAATTATGTATGTGTGAGTGTTGCAAGATGCCCATGTCATTGTGGCAAGTGTTGCAAGGTAAACACCAATAAGAGCTTTTTTCATTTCAGTTCCTTAAAATGGCACATTATCATCAAATTCAACATTGACCCGTTTAGGGCTTAAAGCCTGTTTAACGGGCTTGTCTTCCTTTGGCTTGACTGACAGGCTCATAAACTTTTTACCCGTCTTCTCAGACGTTTTAAGCCATCCTGACACCCACAGGTCAACACCGTTGACGTTGAGACTGCCTTTGTAGTCTGGATGATTGTCTTGTTGCTTGTCATCGTTTTTAAAGATGGCTCCGCGATTGCTGTTGTCGTATTGCATTTTCATTCCTTTGCTTTTTTAATAGCCGACCGGGTTTTGCTATCTAGCAATGACCACAGTGCGACCTTTTGATCGGCTTCTAGCTTTTCCGCATCAAGCCTATCAAGGGCTTGTTTTGGATTGCCTTCAGCTACGTTAGCGATTAAATCAATCGCTAATTCCTGAAGGTACTGCATTTCCTCTGGAGGAATAGTGTCTGCAATACCTTGCGATGGGGTGATGATGACTTTCTTGTCTTCAACAGGCTTAGACGAATCAAGCGCATCGTGTTCTACGATCTCAAGCGCAGCAACCCACAGGTATCTGCGAATGTAGGTCTGGACAGCGCCAAGGTTCTGAACGGGATGACAGCCTTTAAGATTGGCTTCCGACATGGGAGACTCAATCACAATCATTTCTTCTGGCTTGTCAGTGTTAATGATCCGCATATCAGCAGACTCTTTGCCAAAGCTAATGATGCTTGTTAAACCAACTTCATCAAAGATGCTTAGTGCTGGAACAATAAAGTCGCCAAGTTCAAAATACTTGTAGCCAGCAAACTTGTTGTGGCCTGACTTTTTCAATTCAGTGCTGTGAAACTTATGACGAGCATCATTAAGTTTTTGATAGACGTTCATGCTACTTTCCTTACAGGTTGAGCCAACAGCCAGTTAGGGCCAAGCTGGATAACTGATCGCACCCACTTGCGCTGGTACTGCTGAATGACTTGTGGTGGCGCATCGTAAGTTTTAAACAACTCACGGGCCTTGCAACGAATTTGGAATGTAGTCATTCTTGCACCTCTTTTGGCTCTGATCGAACCAACGTAATGCTATCTGGAAGATGACGGTATGAATCAGCTACAACTTCATTAAATCCATAGCCTTCAACCATCTTGTTTGCGTAGTCAAGAACAATTTTCTCGACTTCAGCGCGGGACAACGTAATTTTCATTTGAACTCCTGTCTTGTTGAGCCTTTATCTTATGACGCATCAACAAAAAAAACATTAGGACAAACCCTAATAGACAAGCGGGTCAACAATGATACTCTTGCCAGCATGAACACACCAGACCACCACGAAACTGCCGCAGCACAGGAGCTTTGCGTTACTGCAATCCAAGCTGTCAAGCAGTACACTTTTGATCCCGGCGACTTGGAGGCAGCTACTGTTGCTGTCTTAGCTCGGGCCATTGAACTCACCACAAAGAAGGAATTGACATTGTGTTATCAGCAAAACTCTACTACTTAAAACAGCTTGAGAATGGCCCTGTAAGCCATAGAACGATCACCAAGCGCATGACAGGCAAATACCTAGACTCAGCAGCGGGAATTAAAGACGCACTGGTTGCAGATGGCATCATTGTGTGCGTTGCAAAGGTAATGCAAAGCAACGGCAAGTACGCCTACCATCACAAGCTAACCGGGAAAACCTATGTTGCCCAAAAGCAACAAGAAAACTCTGATGCTTGGGATGATGGACAAGCAAAGTCAACAGGCAATGCGTTTAATTGGCGCAGCAAAGAACAAGTAATTTACAGCAAGTCGCAGATTTCACAGATACAACAAAAGCAAGTTGGCAACAATCGCCAAGTTACTGTTTACAGCAGAGCTTGAGTGGTGGTATAGTAATTTGAAACGTGGCTAGGGTAGCTCCTGAAAAGACGATTCTTCACCGTCCTGCCAATGTTTCTTCAGTGAAGTGAACCGATGAAGTAAGGTGCGAATATGCTTTTACAGCCAAAAAATTGGGCCGTCTTTCAACATTACAAAGACCGTTGCCCACCGTGGATAAAACTCCATCGTGACCTTTTAAATGACCGTGTATTTATGTGCTTGCCACTTGCTAGCAAGGCGCTAGCACCTTTGCTTTGGTTGCTAGCATCAGAGTCTAAAGACGGGACTTTTGATGGCTCATTAGATGAGCTAGTGTTTCGATTGCACATAACACCTAAAGACTACCAAGATGGCGTTAAGCCGTTGATTGATAAAGGTTTTTTTGTTGTTGCTAGTGGAGTGCTAGCAGAGTGCTATCAAGATGCTATCCCAGAGAGAGAGAGAGAGGGAGAGACAGAGACAGAGACAAAGACAGAGAGAAAAAAGAACGCAACTAGCGTTGCTTGCCCTTCTGATGTTGCAGAACAGGTTTGGCAAGATTGGTTGTCACTCAGGAAGTCAAAGAAGGCATCAGTTACCGAAACTGTGGTTAACGGTGCAAGGCAAGAAGCCAACAAACTTGGCTGGCCTTTAGAGCAATTCCTGATTGAGTGGTGTACCAGAGGCTCACAAGGGCTGAAAGCTGAGTGGGTTAAGCCTGACCAACAGAGCATGAGCAAGACAGGTCAAATGAACAAGAAGGTCATTTCTGGCCTTACCCGTGGCCTTATTGGAGGAGACAACAATGTCCGTTTACTTGGAAACTGATTTTTGCAAGCCTGATGACGGGCTTGATTACATCTTTGGACGAATGATGGCTATTTTTGGTTCTTCCTTTGCTAGACACTTTGATGAGGTTGATCCGCAGCTTGTTCGGCAAGAGTGGAAAAAGCAACTTGGCAACTTCCTGACATACAGACCAAGCATGGACTTTGCCATCGACAACCTTGATGGCAACTTTGTTCCAAGCGCAATTAAGTTCCGCAACCTTTGCAACGCTGGCCCACAAATACCTGCCAAGCCTGTGCCGCAGATTACCAAGCAACGCACACAAGCTGAGATTGCCGCGACTGAGACAGCTAAAGCTAAGGCAAAGCAAATGCTTGAAGAAATGAAAAGAGGTTACAAATGAAACGACCTTACGCATTGAAGAAACTGCTTGAACACGGCGAACTGTCTAGCAGGGAAATTGAAGAAATCACCTGCTGGACAACAAAGCAAGTCTGGGCCAGCATCCAGCGTTTGCAAAAAACAGATGTTGTTCGCAAGTACCCCAAGATGAAGTGGGGCTTGATTTCACTATGGCCTTACCCATGACACGCAGACAGATTGAAGACGCTGGCGACAGATACATGATTGAGTTGGGCGAAGCTAGGGTATTGCTTTGCACCTACCAAGTGACCAAGCAGAAAGTTCTGACGCAAGCCAGAATTGAATGGTTGGAAAAACGGTACGGCACGGGTTCTGTAGCAAGAATTCGTGATTACATGACAAGACTACAAAACGGAGAACTTGAATGAGATACGCAGCAAGGGTTGACGCAAATCAGTCTCAAGTGGTATTGGCACTTAGATCAGCAGGTGCTTATGTATGGGTCATTGGCCTACCTGTTGATCTTTTGGTTGGCTACAACAATCAAACATATCTGGTCGAGATCAAGGATGGCCCTAAAAAAGGTTTAACGAGGCTACAGCAAGACTTTTTTGGAAATTGGATAGGTGGTGGCTTGCACCGCATAGAAAGCCCTGATGAGGCTTTACGCATGATTGGAGTGCTATGACTCCAGACATGAAAAGTCGTAATCAAGAGAGCCTGTATCACGCAATCATTAACCAAATTGCCAAACAGTCTCAACTTCACGGTAGCCGCTGGTCAACTGAGTCTTGGAAACGATACCTGATTGACCAATGGGCGCATGAGAACGGAGAGTCAGCATCTGTTAGCAAAGTAATGCCAAGCATTGACGGTTTGAGGGTAGTCCAGCTAGGACTGCAAAGCAGACGGTTTACCAAAGAGCAAGCCATTAGCTTTACTGAGTGGTTGTTGTATTGGGCTAACACTAACGGGGTGACGCTTGAAGAACGCAGAGAAGAAGCATAAAGAGGCCGTGGCAAGCCTTGGCTGTGCGCTGTGCCATCACTTGCATGGCGAACATGAGCCGGGGCCAGTGGAGCTACATCACCTGAGAGCAGGGGGATGGGGAAAAGGCGGATATCTAACTTTGATGGGCCTATGTTACGAGCATCATCGTGGAAACACTGGCATACATGGCATGGGGACAAATGCTTTTGAGCGTCATTACAACATCACGCAAAAAGAGTTGTTGCAATGGGTGCTAGAGCGTGTAAAATAATTTGCAACAGCTACCTTTAGCGGGGGAAAAGGCGATTCATCACCGTCCTGCTGTTATCTTTCAGTGATGACTTCCACCAATGATGAGGTGCGACATGATTACGCAACAACTTGTTAAAGAATTGTTTAACTACGATAACGGAAATTTGATTAGAAAAAAATCAATTCAAAGTCGATCTCCGCAAGGTTCAGTTGCTGGATGCAAAACAAATTACGGTTACCATGTTTCAATAAATTACAAAAGTTACAAGTTGCACCGGATAATTTGGCTTTGGCATTTTGGATTTATTCCTAATGAAATTGACCATATTGACGGGAATCCATGTAACAACAAAATTGAAAATTTAAGACCCGCTTCTCGTAACGAAAATATGAGAAACACAAAAATGCCAATCACTAACAAAAGCGGTTTTAAGGGCGTTAGTTGGAGCAAAGCTGCAAAAAAATGGATAGCAAACATTACTGTCAACAACAAAAAAATCTACTTAGGTTTGTTTGATTGCAAGATTAAAGCATATGAATCTTATTGCGATGCGTCAAAAAAATTGCATGGTCAGTTTTCAAGAATTGCGTAAGGGTTTTTCCTAGTTGGCAGCAAAGGTTTTGTTGACTACTATGACATTACTCAGCAAGAACTGCTTGAGTGGACACTAAACAAGATAGGACAAAAATGAACTACACAGCCATTGCAGCGGCTATGAGAGCCGAAATTGAAGACAGCAAAAAGCTGTACATGCCCAACAGCCCCGGCGCATTTGTGCGGGACAGGTTGTTTAAACAATGCAACTGGGAAGAAGCGACTTGGTTCTGGTCGCACTATTGCAGCGGCAATTTTAAAAATCCTACATTAGACAATTTATATCTTGAACTTAAGGCACTTGCTGCCAACGAAAAAATGCCCGATTGGGGCACTAAGGGGACATGATGGACTGCAAACATTTATGGGAACCGTTAAATGATCTGCCTTTGTACAAGTGCGCCCGATGCGGTGCTTTTCTGAGGATCATCAAATGAAACTCAAAACAATCCTAATCGGCGGGGCTATCGTCTCTGCCATAGCTTCCATCAGTCTGATGTGGCTGGTGTGGACAGGTATCTTTTATTTGATAGAGAACACATGACACACACAAAAGACGAAGCACTACGCCTCGCATTGGAGGCGTTGGAAAGCATACATCCCAAGGAGTACTGGAATAAGGCCATCACCGCCATCAAGCAAGCCCTTGCAGCACCTGTGCAGGAGCCTGTGGGGTACGTTGCTGAAAATGGCGTAGTTGATTGGAATGTTTGTGCGCCCCCTATATTGACAGACCTCTACACCACCCCACCCGCACAGCCAGTCGTACCCGATGCTTTTGGCACGCGAGAGGGTGAGCATCCCCAATACATCCAAGGCTGGAACGATTGCCGCCAAACAATGCTGGAGATACTGAAAGCAAGGGGCAACACATGAGAAAGGTTTGTCGCCGCAAGATATACCAATTGGTCAACCC